ACGGCCTGGCCGCCCTCGGTCACCGTCTTCGTCGCCTCTTTCCAGACGCTCACAGTGTCGCGCAGATCCTCGCCGACCTGGACGATATTGCCGTCCAGGTCCTTCCACACGGTCTCCCACGTAGCGTCGCCGAGGTAGTTCTGCGACCGCGTCAGCAACCCCTGCGCGATGGCTTCCGCCGCGGACAGGGTCACCTGCTCGCGCACCGTCTCGGTGCGCGTCGTGCCGCCCGTGGTGGTGCCCGGCCACAGTTTTTCGGTGGTGTCCAGCCAGTCCTGCCACGCCTCGGTGGTCTGGCGCATGGCCTCCTTGGCCTGTGTGCGGGCAGCGTTCTCCAGCGCGTAGCCGCCGGCCATCGCCGTCGCCGTGGCGTCGAAATCCATGGCGTGCTGGAGCTGCGCCAGACCCTTCTCCAGGTCCGACCAGTCGATGTTGGGGATGGCGCGCTGCACCTGCTCGGACAGGCTGCCCTTCAGCCGGTCCACGAAGCGGCCGGCGAACCAACCCGTCAGCTCGCGCAGGCCCTCCTCGGTGCGCGGGAAATATTTCTCGGTCACCGGGCCGGGGGCGCCGTCCTGGACCCGGTAGCCGTCGCGGTTTCCGGCGCCAACGAAGATCTCGCCGGTGAGCGTGCCGCCCAGAAGCTTTTCGAGCCGTTCGCCCATGTCATAGACGGCGCCGGCGACGCGGGACGCTTCGGCGCGGTTCTCCTGGCTGAACTTCTTGCCCGTCTGCCCCCCGATCACCTCCCCGCCGGTGTCGAAGTTGCGGGTCGAGCCGCCTTCCATGGTGCTCTGTTCGCGCGCGAACAGACCGTCGAGCAAGCCGCCGATGATCGGCGCCGCGATCATCGCGATCGGTGCCAGCGGCCCCATAGCCACGCCGGCGAGCGAGGCGATGCCGATGCCGGCCGAAATCGTGTTGCCGATGCCGCTGCCGATCTGCCCGTTCGAGAACGCCTTGAAGGCGTTGAACGCGCTCAACGCCGACCCCGCCGCCGTCGCCACCTGCCCCCAGGTGACGCCGCCGGCGGCGGACACACCCGGCGAAGCCCCCGTCGCCACCGTCGGGTCGGCGGTGATGTTCATGCCGGGGTTGGCCGCCCGCAGCATGGCGTTCTGGTCGGCCAGCACGGACGGGCTGACGGTCACCGTCGTCTGCCCGCCGCCGCCGAAGATCGGGTTGTTCCACCAGCTCGGCAAATTGGCGGGGTCGGTCAGCCGCGACAGGGAACCAATGGACAGGCCACCGGTGCCCCCCCCGGATTGGACGTTCTGGTTGGCGGGCACATAGGTCCGCCCGCCGACACTCACCGACTGGGCGTTCTGGTTGGCCGGCGGCGACAGGCCGAACAGTTGCGGCACCGACCCGACCACCTGGGCAACGATCGGCTGCACGATCTGCGTCTTCAACGCCTCGACCGCGATCCTCTTGAACAGGTCGCGGAAGAAATCCAGCACGTCGCCGGCCTTGTCCGGGTCGGTCAGCCGCTCGAACATCAAGGTCGCGACGTCGGTGGAGACGTCGTCCACCACCCGCGCGACCTCGCGGGCATACTCCTCCCACTGGCGCTTCAGCTCGGCCACGGCCGGGTCGGCAGCACGGGCGGCCCGCGCGATGGCCTCCAGCTCCTCCGGCGTCTTCGCGAAGGGCTTCAGCTTTTCCAGCTCCGCCAGCTTGGCCCGGTAGGCTTCCAAGGGCGTGCGGGTCTCCTCGACCAGCCGGCCGATCCGCTCACGCGCGTCGGCGGCGGCCTTCGCGGCCTTCGCCTGGTCGTAATGGGCGCCGGCCTCCGCCCGGATCTGCTCGATCACGGTAGGATGCAGGGCGATGCCGCGTTCCTTGGCGGCGAGCAGCGCCTTCTGCACCTCGGCCGCCTGGAACCGGGCGCGCTCGTCCAGCGCCAGCGCCGCCGTCTCCGCCTTCATGGTGTCGAGCTGGCGCTCGATCTGCTGAGTGAGCGTGCCGGCGGCCTTGGCGCCCTTGTTCTTGGAGGCCGCCTCCTCGTCCAGGTGCCTCTTGTACTCCTCAAGGATCTGGTTGCCGCGTTCGCGGGTGATCCCGCCGGCGCCGATGGCGGCGTTGATCGTCTCCTCCGCCTTTTTCACCTTCAAGGCGCGGGCCGCCGTCTCGTCGTAGCCGGCGATCAGCGTGTCGAGCGCGTCCTTGGCCTTCTGCGTCACCGGCACGGTGGTCGCCGTGGCGGTGCCCGCCGCCGCCGCCCCGGCCGTGAACTTCGTGAGCGCCTCCTGCGCCTCCACCAGCGATGCCCGCGCCGCCGCCGCCGCCGTGTCCATGTCAGCCACGCGGGCCGACGCATCGGCCAGCCGCGTGGTCATCTCCGGCGTCACGAAGCGGCCGGGACCCTGCGCCTGGTAGGCGGCGATCTGCCGCCGCACCTCGTCCTGGTCGGCGCGGGCGCGGATGGCGGCGCTCTGCGCCTCCGCATCCGCCATCGCCAGCTTCGCCTCCGCGTTGCGGGCGGCTTCCAGGGTGTTGGTGCGCAGCAGCTCGGATTGGTTGGCGATCTCCGTGGCCGACATGGCCCCGATGCGCCGCACCTCCTCGTTGGCGGCGGCCAGCTCGGTTTGGCTGCGCTCCGCCTCCACCGATCGTTGGTGCCATTCATAGACCGCAAGCCCGGTGGCGGCGATGGCCGTGCCCAGCAGGATGTAGGGATTGGCGAGTGCGATGGCGTTCAGTGCCGCCATGGCCCCGCCGGCGGCCTGGACGCTGGTGGTGAAGGCGGCGACGGCGGCCAGCACGCGGGCGGCGCCGATGGCGCCGATGGCGGTCACCACCAGCTCCGCGTTGTCCGCCAGCAGCCGCAGGGCGTCGGCCCCCAGCCGCACGCCCTCGCCCAGCGCGGCGCCGATCCGGCGCGCGGCGTTGTCGGAACCTTCGGCCGCCGCGGCGATGGAGCGCGCCACATCGGCCACCGCGCCCGCCAGCCCGCCCTGGCCCACCTCGTTGCGGAAGGAGGCCATGGCGTCGCCCAGGTTGGACAGGGCGCCGCCCAGCGTCTTCGCCTGCTCCTCCATGGCGCCGGCGAACTTCACCTTGCCGATGCCGATCAGGTACTGCTCGATCGCGCGGGCGTTGTTGGCGACCGCCGTCTCGATGCCCTGGAAGGTGAACTTGACCTTGTCGCCCTCGATGCTGGCGCGGACGCCGAACTCCTTCAGCCGCTCGTTCTCGCCGGTGGCGGCGTCGGCCACCGCCTCGATCATGTCGATCAGGCCCTTGCCGAACGAGCTGGCGAAATTCCCGTAGGCGCGCAGGCTGTCGCTGCTGGCGTCCAGGCCCAGGTTCTTCAGCCGGATGAAGGCGGTGGTGACCTGCGCCAGGTCGTAGGGCGTCTCCGCCGCGAACTTCTTCAGCATGGAGAAGGCCGCCGCCGCTTCCGCCGTGGAACCGGTGGCGGTCTTCAGCATGGCGTTCAGCTTCTGGAACTCCGCCGATGTTTCGACGACGGAGCGCACGAAGGCGACCAGCCCCAGCGTGGCGAGCGCCCCCTGAAGCATCGCCGCACCCCGGCCGGCCAGCTCCATCGCGCGGCCGGCGCCGTTCGCTTCAAGCTGAAGCTCGCGCGCCGTCTCCGCCGCGCGCTGCGCGTCGGCGGCCATGCCCGACGCGCCGGCGCCGGCGCCGGCGGCGCGGCGGCCGAACCGGTCGAGCGCGCCCTCCGCCTCCGACAGGCCGCGGTTGAGGCCTGACGCGTCGGCTTCGATGCGGGCGACGACGAGCGTCATCGGCGGCCCCGCTCGCGCTCGCGCTGCCGGCGCTGCTCGCGCTCGGCCCGCACGCGCGCCAGCTCGTCCAGCGCGGCGGCCTCCATCGCGCGGATGTCCTCGAACAGCCGCGGGGTCACGCGCACACCGAGGTGGCGGGCGACGAGGTCCAGCACCTCGTAGCGCAGGCCGCTGTGCATGGAGCCGGCCATGCCCAGCGGCGCGTGGTGCCATTGGGTATCGAGCGCGGCGAACAGGCGGACGCACGGCCAGTTGTCCGGCCGCACGGCGAAGAGCCGTTCGCCGGACGGGGGCTTTCCGTCGTCATCATCCTGTTCGGCATCATCCGGGTCCGCCTTTGCCTTCCAGCGCGCCAGCACCGCCGCCGGGGCGCCCATGGCGGCGAGGTCGGCCGCCACCTTGTCCAAGCCGGCCGGGGACCGCGCCCCCGCCGCCGGCCGTCCGCCGCGCGCCCACCAGCGCGCGGCGTCCGTCAGTTTTTTCGGCGCTGGCCGTTCGTGGCCTGGTGGTAGGCGGTCAGGATGGCGGTGCGATGCGGGCGGTCCTGGAACAGGATGTCGAGCGCCGCCTCCATCGAGAACTCGATGGCCTTGCCGTCCTCGTCCTCGATGCGTTTCCAGCCGCAGAGGTGGCGCTTGAACCACTCCTCCTCGTAATCGTCGCCGGGGACCTTCAGCAGCTCGTCCTCCTGCGCCTTGGTCAGAAGATTGAACCGGATGTCGTAATCGACCTTGGTGGTGGCGCCGCTGTCGTTGGGCACATGCACCACAACCTCATGCCAGAAGGTCCGGTCGGCCTGTTTCTTCACCTTGAACATGGGTTCACGCTCTCTCTAAGGGGGCTTCAACAGGGCTTGATCAGCCGATGGACAGGGTCAGCTCGTCGTTGCCGGCGACGGGCAGGAAGCCGAGCTTCATCTGAAGCTGGGTGACGTTGTCGTCGTCGGACTTCTCCACGCCGTCCACCTGCACGGCCGGCGCCTCGATGTCGATGATGGAGCCGGCCACCGTGCCCTGGCGCAGCCACAGGGTGGAGCGGTGGGTGCTGTCCTCGGCCAGCGCGTAGAAGTCCTTCTCGCCGATCGGCGGCTCGTCGATGGTGAGCTGGCCGGTGGCGTCGCGGCCGGACGAGCGGATCGCCGCCTTGTTCACCACCTGGCGGTGGCCGACCTTGGTGCCGGTGTCGATGGACAGCTCGCTGAAGGCCGGCTCGTAGCCGTCGATCAGGAAGGCCGGCACCGTGTCCGGATTGCTCTCCTCCGGGTCCTTGAAGCCGCTGTAATCGGCGTCGGTCGGCAGAGAGGCGCCGGTGACCGGCACGAACAGGCCGAAGCTCTTCACCATCAGGACGGGGAAGGTGGACGCGGACACCTTCAGCGACACCGACGCGCGGCAACCCAGACCCTTGTGCAGCGTGCCGTCCATGTTGAGGAGTTGGGTGCAGCTTTCCACCGCCGCCGAGACGGGCGTGTAGGCAGCCCGCTCCGGCGTCAGCGCGATGGTGAGCACGTCGCCGGTCTCGAAATCGGTGCCGATGGCGCTGGGGGTGATCACGGCGCCGTTCGGCAGGGCGAAGGGGCTGGCCGTCGTCATCACCACGGCCGTCTGGTTGTAGGCGCTGTCGGCCGGGGTGCTGGCCGCCGTCACGGTGAAGGCCGCCACGCCGCTGCCGCCGCCGGTGGTGCAGGTGAGCGTCGCCGTCCGGCGGTAGAGGCCGGCGTATTTGGTGGTGCGGGCGAAGGTGAAGCGCCCGACGGCGTCCGTCGCCGGCACCGCGGCGGCGGCGATGGTGGCGGTGCCGGTGACCAGCGTGCGCGCCCAGGCCCCCATGCGCAGGATGGCGTCATAGGCCGGGGCGGTGCCGGCGGTGCCGGCGCCGGCCAGCTCGATCTCGTAATCGATCGTCAGGTGCCGGCCGGTGGCGAGCTGCGGCCTGCGGCCCCAGAAGGGCTTGTAATAGGCCCGCTCGATCATCTCCTGCACCATGGGCGCGATCTTCACGTTCATGGCGAGGATGGCGTTGGCGGCGGCGGTGGGGCCGGCGTCCTCGCCATACTCCGTCTCGCGCGCCACCATCAGGCACATCTGGTCGTAGGACTTCTCGGCGTAGGACACCATCAGACGGTTCCCTTCGTACGGCGGGCGGGTTTCGCCGGGGCATCAGCCGGCGCGTCACCGGCCGGCGGGGTATCGCCCGGCGGGGCATCCGCCTGGACGGGCGGTTCCGGGGCAGCCCGCTCCGCCGGGGCGGGCGGCTCCGGCTCCGCCTGGGTGGCGGGCGGCGGATCGTTGCGGACGGAGGACCAGCGCCGGCCCCTGGCCGGGGCGGTGGGCAGCTCGAACGCGAGGGTCCGTCCGTCCTCACCGATCACGTAGGCGCCGCCATGCTGAAGCGGTTGCGTCATGTCACCTCACTCAGGGTCGCAGGTGGAGCGGCACCGTGTAGCGGTCGATCCACCACAGGGCCGCGGTTTCGAGTTCGAGCACCTCGCCGCCGCCGAACGCGCAGGGTCCGTCCGCACCCTCGGGCATCCAGCCCAGCAGGGCGGACAGCACCATGCGGCGCACGTCGGTCAGCGCGTCGGCCGCCGCGGCACCCCGCGGGTCGGAGCGGTCGGCGACGGCCAGCACGACGCCGAAGGTTGCGGTGAGCGACTGGCGCGGCGCGTTGACCACCCGTGCGGCGCCGGCCACGTCGCCCACCGGCACCACCCACGCGGCGGGCAGCAGGTGCGCGGGCGGCGCCTGTGTCACGGCGCGCAGCTCCGCCGCCCCCTGCACCAGCCCCAGAGTGGTCGCCGGCGGCGCCAGCCGGGCGACGATGGTGGACAGCCGGATCACGGGGTGCCTCCGCCGCCGGCGGCGCGCAGATGGTCGGTCAGGATGGCGCGGATCGCGTCCATGTCGCCGGCGCCGAAACCGACGAAGGGGCGCGCCGGCATGCGGATCGTGTAGGCCGGCACCTGGTGCGTCTCGCTGTAGTTCGCCTTCGACCGCTTGACGAAGCGCCAGTCCGCGAAACGGTCCATGCGCCCGCGCAGCCGACGGTACACGGTGACGGTGCGGGCCGGTCGGTTGATGGTGCCGCCGAACTGGTGGATGGCGGCGTAGGCGCGGTCCGTGCCCACCTCGGCCGACCGATCGTCCGACCGGCTGGTGACGCTGTCGCGCAGATGGCCCTGGTCCACCAGCGTCTGGCCGCCCTGCCGCTTGGCACGGCGCGACGGCGTCCAGGCGACGCCGTCCGGCCCGGTGCCGGTGGCGAAGCGGTGGCGCGTCTCCGTCTCCAGATGGCCGGCGATCTCCGCCATCGCCGGGCCGAGCCGGACGCCGGCGTCCTGGAGCCGCCAGAACAGGCCGCGCAGGGCCGCGTCATCGACGGTGACGCCCATGGAGACGCCCGTGGAGATGCCGGTGTCGGCCATCACATCCCCCGCAGCGCGTCGCGGGAGAACACGCGGGCCGCCCCGGAGCGCGCCGCACCGCTGCCGGCCGCCGCGGCCGGCGCACCCGCCGCCGCCACACCGGGCAGCGACACCTCGCCCTTGGCGACCCGCACCAGATAAGCCACGGCGTCGTCGTATGCCATGCGCTCCGGCCCGTCCTTCGCCGCGCCCTGCGCGTGCAGCTTGTACCAGGCGATGGCGCCGGCAAGGTCGGTCAGGCGCGCCGGCGCCGGGGTGACCGGCACCGGGTAGCGCCCGGCCAGATAGCCGTCGATCTCCGCGTCCGCGTCGGCCAGCGCGCGGGCGATCACGGCCGGATCGGCGGTGCCGTCGCGGTCGCGGTCGGCGAGCTGGAGCAGTGCGGTGTCGCCGTAGCGGTCGCGCAGGTGGGTTTCGGTGGCGTAGGGCATGCTTCAGGCGTCCTCTCCCGTCACGGCGTCGATCAGCGCCCGCTCCTCCGCCGTCAGAAGATCGTCGGGCACGCCGGCGGCCTCGATCAGCGCCACCATCCGGCCGGCGGCGACCAACACCCGGTCGGTCTGCTCCAGCGCCTGGGCCTGCGCGCCGCCATGGTCGGAGCGGCGGCGCAGCCGCTCCACCGTGGCGCGCATGACGGACAGAGGCGTCGCGTCGGCCATCTTACGCGTCCTCGGCCGCGGCCTTGGGCTTGCGCCCACGGTTGGCCGGGGCGGCGGGTTTGGACGCCGCCTCCCCGTCCTTGGCCCCGGCCCCGGCCTCGATGCCGGCCGCTTCGTCGGCGGGGGTGGTATGGGGTGCCGCGGCGCCGCCGTCGCCCCGCGGGGCGGGCGGTGCCGCGGCGTCGGTGGCGGCGGCACCGTCGGTGGTGCCGGTCTCCGCCACCATCCGGGACGGATCGTTGGGCCGCGGCCCGTCCACGATCGCCCCGGTATCGGTGTCCCCGGTGTCGATGGGGTCGGTGTCGGCGCCCGCGGCGACGGCGGAACCGTCATCCGGGGCGACCGTCGCCGGCGGGCTCTCCAACAACTCGACCGTCAGCAGGCGTTCGGCGCCGAGCCGCCAGACCTGCGCCACGGTGAAGGTGCCGGGCGGGTGCTCCACCGCCGACGCCGGGTGGTGCACGCCGGCGCGGCGGAAGCCCTTCGCGGGCCGCGCGGTGATGCGCAGCCGGCCCATGAAGGGGCTGTCCATCAGGGCAGCCATTCGACCACCTCCAGCCGGGCGGTGCCCTTCCACTCGTTGGAGACGCCGCCGTCGCCCAGCTCGTTCATCAGCAGCTTGCGCGCCGCCCCCTCGTTCGAGGCGCCGCAGACCAGCAGCGTCGGGCGGATGCCCAGCGGGCGGCCGTGGTCGCCCTTCAGCGCCATCATGGCGGCGCGGGCGGCGGCGTAGCGGGTGGCGGTGAGGTCCTGCTTGGACCCCCAGCAGAGCTGCGGGAACGAGAAGCCGACGTTGCAGCGGCCGTCGATGCCGTACAGGAATTCCTTGCGGTTGAAGACGTTCTCGTCGGTCAGGCTGTCCATGGCGACGAACTGGAACTTCTTGCGCTCCTGGTAGAGCACCGGCTTGATGGCGCGGGTGTCGTCGAGCAGGAACCACGGCGCGCCGCTGCCGCCGTCCGTGTTGGCGTAGCTGGTCTCGCTGCCATCGGCGGCGAGCACGGGGTGGTCGGTGTCGAAGAAATATTGCCCGTCGAAACACAGGGTGTCCCAGCCGGCGGCCAGCAGCCCGTACACCAGCTCGTCCGGGAAACTCGCGGCCGACCGCCCGAACTCGGTGACCACCGGCTTGTAGATGCCGATGTTGTCGTCCTCGATGTCGTTGCGGTCCACCCCGATGGTGCTCTCGTAATCCTTGTTCTTGATGGTGTAGTCGGCCTGGCCGAGGTTGTTGACCTGGCGGTCGCCGATCCATTCCCGCACCCGCGGGAACGCCTTCAGCCAGCCATACTCGTTGGAGCCGGTGGTGCTGGGCACCAGCGTGGCGACGGTGCTCCAGCGCGGCGTGACGCCGGCGAAGGCCATCTGGAAGTCGGTGCGGAAGGCGATGTAGAGGGAGCGCAGCGCGCCCGTGTTGACGATCATGGCGGGCCTCAGACGGTGATTTCGATGATCGCGGTGGCGGACACCGACGCGGTGTTGGCGCCGCCCACGGTGAGCGACAGCGCGTCGCCGGCGGCCACGGTGCGCGCCGCGGTGGGCAGGGCCGCGTCGGTGACGCCGGCCGCCGAGCCGCTCTGCGCGATGGTGACCACCCCGCCGGTGATGGCGGTGGCGCCGATCTTCGCGGTGAGCGTGGCGTCGCCGGTGGCGAGCGCCCCGTTCAAAACCGTGCGGATCGCGGTGACGGTTCCCGCCACCGGCGACGGCACGCGGACGACGCCGGCGTCCGCCCCGACCAGCGACGGCACGGCGACCGTCAGATGCACCGTGCCGCCGGCCGCCGCCGTCTCGGCCGGGCCGCTGCGCACCCACACACCCAGCGCGTCCACATCCCACACGGTGCCGGCGGGGCTGCGGGTGCCGCCGGCCGGGGTGGCGGCGACGGTCTGATCGTCCACGATCCAGCACAGGCGGCCGATGTGCCCGCGGTCGATGGCGTCGGCGCCGGCGCTGTTGGCCCAGCGGAAGACGCCGGGCTCCACCAGGACGCGGACGGCGCCGGCCACGCCGCCGCTGTTGTCGGCGGTCTCGCCGGACCGGCCGATGGCCTTCAGGCCGGTGGCGGTGGCGGCGGGCACCGCGTTGCCGGCGGTGTCGAGACAGACGAGCGAGCCTTGATGGATGCGGGTGGCCGCCGCCACCGGCGGCTCAAGCCGGTCGCCGAAGACGGACGGCGTGTTGCGGGATTGCGTCAGCGCGCTCATGTCACATCCCCAGCTCGGCTTTGGTCTTCATGGCGGCGGCGGTGTCGATGCCCAGCAGGCGGAACACCGTGGCCTCGGTCTCGTCCGGCTGCCCGGCGGTCCCCGCGGGCTTGCCGGGCGGTGCAGCCCCGCCGCCCGGCGGCACGATGACCGGCAGGGCGGCGGCCAGCGCCGGCCAGCCGGCGGGGTTGGCGGCGTAGACGGCCTTGAAATGGTCGCGGGTGGCCGGGGTGATCTTGCCGGCCGTCACCGCCGCGTCGATCGCGGCGTCGGCGCCGGCGGCGGCCGTCTCCTTCTGGAGCGCGGTCAGGGCCGCGGCGGTGGCGAGATACTGCTCCATCGGCACGTACTTCGCCGGATCGGCCGTGGCCGGTCGGGCGGTCACCGCGGCCAGCACGGCCGGGGTCTCGGCGCCGGCGGCCAGCCCGACGGCGGCGGCGACCTGGTCGAGGCCGCTGCGGGCGGACGCGAGCTGCACCACGCGGGCGGTGACGGCCGCCGCGTCGGCCGTGGCGTCGAGCCCGGCGGCGGCGGCGAGCGCCGTCAGCGCCGGGCCGTTGGCCGACGCCAGCCGGGCGGCGCTGGCGAGTGCGGCGTCGCGGGCCGTCGTCTCCGGCAGCCCGAGCGCCTTCAGGAAGGCTTTCAGGGTTTCATCCATGTCCGTGGGGTCTCCGGCCGCGGCCAGCGCGGTGAGGTTGAAGTTGGGGTGGGTCACCAGCCCGCCGCGGACGATGCGGGTCACGGTGCGGGTGGCGGGGTCGAACTCGAAGGTCGGGGAGAAGTAGCGGTATTCCCGCCCCGCGATCTGCGCGGCGGCGCGGGCCGTCCAGTCCACGCGGCCCCAGATGCCGTCGTCGCGGACCTCCAAGGCTTTGATCCAGCCGGCGGCGGGCGCTTCGCCGGTGCCGCGCATCGCGGCGAGGTCGTAGGCGTGGTTGTAGTCGACCATCAGGTCGATGCCCTGGCCGCCGCCGGCCCCGGACCCGGCGGCGTAGGCCAGCGACGCGGCGACGATCCGCTCCGCCTGCGCCCGGTCGCCCCAGACATAGGGGCCGCGTCCGTCGCGGCCGGTGACGGTGCCGAGCGGCGCCACCTTGATCCAGTCGGGGGCGCCGCCGCCGGCGTCGGGAAGGGCGGCAGCCAGCGCGCCGATGACGGCGGCCCCGCCGCGGTCGGAGGCGCAGAGGGCGAGCCCATGGGCGGGCGCCCCGGTCGGGGACAGGATGGCGGCGGGATCGGTCATGGCGCCATCTTCGCCCGGTGGCGCGATGGTCGTAAGCCGTCCGCGGCCGTGGGGGCAGACAGGGGGTAAGCCGATCGCTCCGGATACCCCGTGCGGGGCCGTGAGCGCGTTCAAAAACGCGTTCAAGGAATTCGCCGCTGTCTCGGGGCGGCGGACGCCGCGGCCCATCCAGCGACGCTCTGGCGCGGCCAGCCCCACTGGACGGCGGGGACGGGCGGGACTACATAAGGAGTGGCGGCCGAAACACGGTGAACCTCTGAGCCGTAGCCACGTCGCGCGTGGAGGTGCCGGTCCCACGGGACCGGAGCGGAGCCCTCCCGGCCGCCACTTTCCCTTTCCGTCTCACCAGTCGATCCCCGCCGAGGCGTGGCCGCGCGCGAAGATGGCGTCCATCCGCGCCTGGTCGGTGCGGTGGAAGGTGACGACGTAGGTTTCGCGGCCGTCGCGGGTGCGCTTGACCACCAGCAGGTACGGGTCGCCGCCGATCTCACCGACGACGGCCCAATGGCCGGGCTTGTTGCCCGGCAGCCAGCGGTCGGCCGGCAGATCCAGCAATGCCTGCAGCGCGCCATACTCCTCGGTGCCGAGCTGGTGCTTGAGGTGGTCGGCCGCGGTCTGCTGCGACAGGCGGACCACCCGGCCCGCCGTGTCCATGCGCGCCGCCGCCGCGTCGTCCAGCACGGCCACCGGCCACTGGCCCGGCAGCCGGCCCTGGACGAAGGCGTCGAAGCTCATGTCCAGCGCCATGCCGGCGGCGAGCTGGCGGGCGATGGCCGGCGGGCTTGCCTCCATGCGCTCGATCAGCCGGGCCCGCTGCACCGCCTCCGCGCCGCGGCCGACGTTGGTGCCGAAGCCGGGGTCGATGCCTTCCGGCAGCGCCTCCGTCTGGCCGGTGCGCGGGTTGGTGTACTCCACCTCCGGAATGTCGGGCGGTGCCGACCATGGCTTCAGGCCGCGGCGGTCCAGGTCGCGGTCGCTCAACTGCTCCACCGTGCAGCGGCAATGCCAGCCACAGGGCGGATACCAGCGGTCCCACACCGGATGGTCCCACGGAAGGATGACGCCGTGCATCACCCGGTGGGCGTCCCGCGTGCGGCTGTCGAGCGTGGCGACGTAGCGCAGCCAGGGGCGCGCCGGCGCCAGCCGCGTGATCCGTTCCCAGCGCCCGGCGGCATGCGCCGTGCGAAGGTTGGTGTCGAAGATGGTGCGCAGGCGGCGCGGGGAGCCCAGCCGCACCACGGCGTCCTCGCCGGTCTTCGGGTCGGTCATCGTCTGCCGGCCCCACCAGCCGCGCGCCTGCAACAGCGGCGTGATCTCCTGCGACCAGCCGGCGAGCGTGCCGCCGCCCCGCAGCACCGTCTGGCTGAAGGAGCGATGCACGTCCGACAGCAGGTCGAGGTCCATCATCTTGGCGACGGTGAAGCTCTCGGCGTGCTGGTGGTTCCAGGTGTCCCGCCAGTCGAAACCGATGCGGTAGCCCTTCGCCTCGAAAAAGGCGATGGCGTCGGCCGGCGGCAGCGGCTTGAGGGTGACGTCAGCCATCGGCGCCGCCGGCCGGGATCAGCGCCGCGGGCGTTCCGCGATGACACCGGTGCGGTCGCCCGGATAGAAGGGCGGCCAGGTGACGAGACTGTCCGGATCGAACCGGGCGGCGGCCTCCGCCCAGCCCGGCGCCGCGTCGTCGGGCGGCGTGACCATCAGGCGCATGGTCCAGCCGGGAATGCGGCGGCGGTGCTGCCCGAGCCGGGAGACCCATGTCAGCATGACGTGGCCCAGCAGCTTCCGGCGCTCCTTTTCCCGGTCGGCCGCCGGCTCCCCCTTCGCGTGCGCGGGCCACAGATAGGGCCAGTGCCCCGCCGCCGCGAACCGGTCGTGCCACTCCGTGAAGGCGGGCCAGATCCAGGTGACGCCCGCCAGATGCCGGTGGAAGAAGCGCTCCTCCTTGCGCGGGTCGCCGGAGCCTAATGCGGCGGCGACCCCCTTGCGCATGGCGGCCCGCGTGGCGGCGGGCATGGCTATGGTCTCCGTCACGGCGTCGAAGACGATCAGGATGTCCTGTTCCGGCGGTGCGAACATGATGGGCTCTCCGGCAAATGGTGATCCCGGAGAGAGTGCGCTGATCAGCCATGGACGTCCATCCCCACCCGGCCGGCGACGTTGGCGGCGAAGGCGCCGCGGGCCAGCAGCTCCACGAGCTGGGGGGCGGCGCCGTCGCGGGCGATGGCGGCGAGCGCGGCCAGGAAGGCCGCCGGGTCGCCGGCCGCCTCGTCCGCCGCCCGCGCGATGCGCTCGGCCACCGGCGCCATCAGCGGCTCCCAATCCGCCAGCATGGAGTCGACGAGACGGTCGATGGCGTCGGGGCCGGAGGGGGCGCCGCCGGCGTCGGCGGCTGCCATCGCGGCGGCGCGTGCCGCGGCGGTTGCCGGCCGGGGCGGCGGGGCTGTGCCCGGTGCCGGGACGGCGCCGGCGGCCGGGGCTGGTGCCAACAGCACCGCGCCCTCCGGCGCGTCGGGCAGGCCCAGCTTGTCGGACATGACGGACGCTTCCACCCGCAGGCCCAGCGGCACCAGCTTGACGACGTTGTCCACCAGCGCCTTGACGTCCTCCTCGGCCGGCCGGCCGATGCGGATGCGCGGGTAGGCCCCGGCCGGGCGGGGGCCGAGGTTGAAGGCGACCAGCGGGGCCACGAGCTGGCGGTTGAGGGTGCCGGCGAGCTGGCGGGCGTCGGCGCGCTCGATGTCCTCCTGCACCTGGCGGTGCTCGCGCCCCACGGCGTGGCCGCCGGCGATGGCGTCGGTGGTGGCGGTCTGCCCCAGCACCGCCTTGCTGACCTGCCGGTCCAGGTAGTTGCAGAGCTTTTCCCAGAGGTCGATGCCGTTGACGCTGGCGCTCACCAGCTCGATCAGCATGGAGGCCGGGACGATGGCGGCGGCGTCGGTGCCCAGATTGCGGACGGCGTCGAGCAGCACCTCCTTGTCGGCCTCGCTGGCGTTCGGGCCGTATTTGCCGACGCGCAGCGGGTGGCCGTAGACCTCCGCGAAGACCACCCAATCCTTGAGCGCGTAGTTCTTGAACAGGAAGGCCCAGGCCGCGGCGCGCGCCAGCCCGCCGCGGATCGGCAGGCCCGACTTGGTGCGCGGCTGGTGGATCAGGAACTTGTGGGGCAGCAGCTCCGCCCCGTCGGCGCTGCCGTCCACCAGCCGCAGGGTGCGGCCGTCGTTGCGGTCGAACTGGAACCAGCGCGGGTCGCGCGGCTCGAACCGCTCCGGCAGCCAGCGGGCGCCGTCGAGTGTCCACATGATTTCGCAGACGGCGTAGCCCTTCCCCAGCCCGTCCAGCAGGTCGTAGAGCGTGTCGGGCAGGCTGTCGGCGTCCAGCCACTCGCGCACCAGCTCGGCGGCGGCCTGATCCTCGGGCGCGTCCGAATGCGCCTCGACCGTCACGTCGAGCTGGGAGACCTGGAGCTTGCGGGTCTGGAGCACGGCCCGGTAATGCAGGTCGCGCTCCTCCATGTCCTCGGCCAGCTCCAGCAGCGCCGTGGCGTCGCCGTCTTCCGCCGCGCGCAGCGTGCGCGCCAGCCGCTCCGGCGTCAGGCCGGCCGCGGGGTGGCCGGACAGGATGGAGCGCACGCCGGTGACGGTGGGGCCGGCCTGTTCGGCGGCGAGCGCCCGGCGTTCCATGGGGCGGCCGTCGGGGCCGAGGATGGTGGATTTGGACGGTGGGGGGGGCATGCTGGTCACCAGACCTTTCCCAGCGCGCGGCCGGCGCGGCCGATCAGGCCGCCCAGGCCGCGGGCGGTGTCGTCGTCGTGGTCGGGGCGGCGGAAGCCGGCGGCGCCGGTGGCGGGGGCCGCGGTGGCGGGGGTGTAGCCATAGGCGTCCTGCGGGCCGCCGGCGGTGGCGACCGCGAGCAGGCAGGCCCAGAAACGGTCGGCGTGGCCCTCGGCGTCGTCGTCGGCCACCAGCCGGATGCCGCCGGTCTCGCCGGTGACCTTGCGGACCTTGTGCAGGTCGGCCCGGAGTGCCGCGTCGCCCATGGGGATGCGGATGCGGCGGTCCTCGAACGCCTGTTTGCCGATGGTGGCGACGTTGAGGCGGGTGGCGCCCTGCAACAGCACGCCGTCCACCCGCAGCTCCCCGTAGCGCGCGCGGGCGTCCTCGACCGGCTTCTCACCCATGCCGCCCTGGTCCATGGCCGTGCGCTGGACGCGGTAGCGCTGGAACAGCCCGTCCATGATGCGGTCCTGTTCGCTGAAGGACACGTTGCGGCGGGTCACCACCTCGCGCGTCCACAGCACGTCGCCCACCAGCTCCAGCACCCACGCGACCCACAGGTTGTTGCGCCGGGCGATGTCGTTGCCGATGAAGACCGCGCCGCCGGCGTAGCGGGCGGGATCGCCGGCCGCCTCGTCCTCGCAGGACGTGATCAGCTCGTAGGTGAGCCAGGCCGACGCCTCGTCCGCCCACTGCAACTCGAACTCCTGCGCCCAGGCGTCCTCGTCGGCGATACCGGCGCGCAGGGCCGCGACGTCGCGGTCCAGCCCTTCGGCGACCGCGGTGTGGATGTCCACCGTGTGGCGCGACCAGGTGTCGTCGCGGGCGGTCATCAGGTCGTAGAACTTGTTGCCCTTGCCGTTGGGCGTGGACGTCACCCGCAGCTTCCAGCCGGCGGAGATGACCGGGAACAGCGCCTTCCAGATCTCGCGGCTGTCCTTGTGGAAGGCGAACTCGTCCAGGAAGACGTTGGCGCTGAAGCCGCGCGCGGTGTCGGGGTTGGCCGGCAGCGCCGTGATGCGGCTGCCGCCGGTGAAGGTGAGTTCCAGCGCCTTGTGGGCGATCTCCGGCCGGTCGGGGTCGGGGATGAAGGCGAACTCCCGCTCGTCCTCGATGGCGAAGTCCATCGCCAGCTTGTAGGCCTTCGCGTGCAGCTTGATGCCGGTTTCCATCGCCTCGCGCGCTTGGCGCTCGCCGCGCGACAGGATCACCCAACGGGTGCGGGTGCCGGCCGCCCACGCCTGGAAGGCGTCGTCCACGATCTCCAGCGTGGTGGTGAAGGTCTTGCCGGTCTGGCGCGCGAACATGCCGGCCTTGAAGCGCGAGCGGTCCAGGAACCAGCGGCGCTGGTAGGGGTGCAGCGGGACCGCCGGGCCGGGGAGAATGGCGCCGGGCATGAGGAGACCGGTCATGACCGCTCCACGATGCCGTAGACCTCTTCGCGGATGCGGCGCAGGAGTGCGGCCTTCGCCTCGGCCGGGCTGGCGGTGGCGGGGACCGCGCCCGCGTCGGCGGCGATCGCCTTCAGCTTCGCGTCCACCTTGCGGGCGAACTCCTGCCGCAGCTTCAGCGCCAGCTCCGCGTCGGCCTTGCGGGCCGACGCCAGATCCTTGATGGCGCGGGCCACGAACATCACCCCTTCGGGGTCGAGCGTGACCGGCGCCGCGCCGCCATCCTCCCCATCGCCGCCCGCACCAGCGCCGCCGCCTTCGGCCAGGAACAGGTCCAGCACCGCGGAATGCGCCAGCTCGATGTTGAGCCGGGCGGTGCGGCTCTCCGGCTCGTCGCCATAGCGCTTCACCAGCGCCTCGGCGACCGCGCGGGAGCGGCCGACCTTCTCCGCGACCCGGTCCAGCCCTTGCAGATGGGCGTGCAGCCGCGACCGGCTGGGAAGATCGTCGGCGGTGACGGACACCGCCACGTCCAGCTCGGGCGGCAGCATGGTGCGCCGGCCTTCGGACAGGTCGCGCAGGTGGCGCAGGATCTCGTCCAGGCCGTAGCGGCCGGAATGCCAGAGCTGGGCGATGCCTTCGCGCAACGGGTCCGGCAGCTTGTCGATCTTGCTGGGGCGCCCGGCCATGGGGTCAGTCCCGCGACGGGCGGGACACGCCCGCCACCCGCTCCAGCCCGCGCGCCACGCGCTCGCCGCGGTCGGTCAGGCGCACCGACAGCAGGTCGGGGCGCAGCTCCTCGGTGTCCACCAGCCCGGCGGCGGCCAGCCAGCGGGCGTCGGCGTTGGCGGTGGCGCGGTCGATGCCGGCGAAGAAGACGCGCACCGCCTTCTCCAGCGTCGCGCTGTTGGCGGCGCCACCGCCCTCGTCCAGCAGCCGCAGGGCGGTGAGGCGCCGATCGGCGTCGAAGACGGCGCGGACCTGGTCGTTCATGCTCATACCGTCTTCCCCATCGCAAGATGCCCGTCCACCATGCGGCGGCTGTCGTCCTCGACCCGCTTCAGCAGCTCGCGGAAGGTGCGCAGCTCGCCGCGCAGCTCCGCCACGTCCACCCGCAGCTCGGTGATGCGGTCGGCGGCCTCGGTCGCCTTGTCGGCCGCCTCGTTCGCCTCGGTCGCGGCGTGGCGGACCTCGCGCACCGCGGCGTCCATCGCCTGGAAGCGGACCTCGCCGGCGGCCAGCCGGTCCTCCGCCTTCGCCAGACGGGCGGTCAGTTCGGCCATCTCCCGGCGCGTGGGGAAGGTGCGCGACAGCCACCACAGGGCGGCCGGCGCCATCACGCCCCAGCCCGCCCCGGCCAGCGTCGCCCATTCCTTGACCTGGTCGAACATGGCGGCGGCCCTTTCAGATGGTCCGGTCGATTAAGGCCGGCGCGGTCGCCAGCCTTGCGGCCAGCATGTCGGCCAGCGCCGGGGTGCCGATGCCGAAGCGGGCGAGCGCGTCGGGCACCCGTTCCTGGGCGTAGCCGGCCGCCACATGCAGGGCGTGGGCGCGCAGCTCGGCGGCCGGAGCCGCCACCCCCAGCGCCTCGGCCGCCTTGGCGAGGCCGAGGTCCACGGCGCGGTCCAGGGCGGCGTCCAGATAATCGCGGGTGGCGGCGTCCACCATCAGGCCGGTGCGCGTTTCCAGATGCCGGACGGCGACCTTGACCAGGCCGCGGACCAGCAGCCCCAGCAGGCCGAGCACCCCGGCCAGCGCCAGCCCCGCCAGCTCGGACAGGGACGGGAGCGGCGGTGCCGGCGCGGCCTCGGCCGCCCTGGCGGCCAGCGACAGCACCAGGATGCCGGTGAAGGACATCAGCGCCGCCACCAGCCCGAGGACGCGGTCACCGAGGTCCGACGACGGCCGGCGCATCAGATAGACGGCCCCGGTGAAGATGGCGCAGAGGAAGACGAGCGAGACGGCGGCGGCGACGCCCATGGGACACCTCAACGGTAGGGTTGGACGAGACGGGTCCACGCCTCGACGAATTGGTCGGGCCGGCCCTTGCCGGCGGCGGTGTTGTAGACGCGCTTCCACACGGCGGCGTGCCCGGCGATGTCGCCGGGGGCGGCCAGGGGCACCGGGCTGCGGTAGTAGACCAGCCGGGCGATGGCGGCGGCGTAGGCCAGGGTGGTGGCGAGCTGCTCGTGACGCGACGGCTGCGCCGCGGCCAGCGCCGCCACGCGCCCGGCCAGCGCCGGACGGTGTTTCAGGAAGTTGTCCCAGATGTCGTCGTGGGTGGCGGGCTCGATCTGGAACAGGCCGAAGGCGGGGCCGAGCGTCCGGTCGGCCGCCGACGTGATCTGGTCGAGCGCGCGCAGGCCGCTCTCGTGCGCGGCGGTGCCGAGCAGCAGCTCCACGGCCGCGTCCCGGTCGATGCCGGGGGCGTCGGCACCGGCCAGACGCGCCAGCGTCGGGCGGATGACGAAATGTTCGAGGTGGCGCGGCGAAAGGCCGGGGCCGCTGTAGCCGGACATGGGCGCATCCCGAGGGTGGCGGATGCCCCAGTGTCGCGTGCGCGAAGGGGGTAAGCTAAGCCGGTGGCGGCTGGCAGACGGGATTACCCCTTGGCGGCGCGCTGGCGGCGGGCGGCGAGCAGCGCCCCATACTCCCACAGCGTCGGGTCCGGCGGCGGCGGCGCGCGGTGCCGGTGGTCCGGGGCGGCGGGGTCGGGCTCCGGCCGCGGCAGGTCGCTGGTGAGCTGGGAGACGGCGGTGGTGGTGCTGACCAGCCCGTAGCGCGCCCGCAGCGTCCGCACGATCTCGTTGCGGGACTTGCCGGCCAGCCGCAGCGCGCGGGCGATGTTCCATTTCAGCTCGACGTCGGCCACCGGCACGCTGTAGCTGCCGTTCGCCAGCGGCCCCTGCCGGCCGAACACCGCGCAGACCTCCCGCGCCCTGCGGTGGCCGATGGCCTTGGCGATGGGATGGCCGGCCGGGCAGACGACGGGGATGTAGACCTCCTGCCCGCCGAAGGTCACCGCGAAGCGCTCCGCGGCCTCATAGCCCACCAGATCCTCGATCTGGCCCAGCAGGCCGGGCAGCCGGCGGCGGCGGATGCGGGGATCGGGGCGGCGGGCGGTGGACATGGGCGGTCTCAGGCCGGCTTGACGGCCGAGGCCGCCGCGACGTGGTAGGACAGGATGAAGTCGCGCACGGCCGCGGTGAGCGTCGCCCCATCGGCGGCGGCCTCGGCCGCGGTTGCGACGACACCCTCCGCCGCGCCTTCCAGGCCGCCTTCCGGGGCGCCGCGGCGCGCGGCGATCGTCGTGATCAGTTCATCGACCTGACAGCGCTCGGCGGACGCGATCGCGGCCAGAGCCTCCCAGAAGGCCGGGGCCAGCCGCAGGCTGGTGCGGTGGCCGGCGATGAAGACGTTGCGGCTTCGCAGGCCGGGGGTGGCGGCGGCGACGCGGATCGCCACCGCCAGCGGCGTCGGCTCGGCCTGGACGGCGGCGGCGATCGGGCTCGGCAGCGGCTTGGGAGCGGGACCATAGCGCCTTGGGACAGGGTTCACGGTGCGACCTCCATGTGGACATCGGCGCGGGCGGCCCAATCCTTCAGCGCCTCGATGACCATGGCCCACCGCTCCGGCGTCAGCCGGCCGATGTCCTGGCGCGTCTGGCGGGCGACGAAGGCGGCGAGTGCCGCGTCGGAGCGGTCGCGGACCTTGCCGGCGTCGGCCAGCGCGATCCACAGGACGCGCGCCTTGCTGTACTGCGGACTGTCGGCGTAGCGCTGGCGCTTCCCGCCGGCCCGGCCCGGCCGTTTCGGCGCGCCGGCGTCGTGGAGCGCGCGCACGACGGCCTTGAGCTGGGGTTCGGACATGGCGCGGGTGCTGTCGATGCCGCCGGCGTGCAGCGCCAGGAAGGGGCGCCAGACGGCGTCGTCGGCCAGCGTCGGCACCTGCCGGCGCAGGGTCTGGACCTTGGCGCGCAGCTTGGCGAGGGGGTCGGCGGGCTTCTTCGCGCCGGATGGTTTGACGCTGGTGGTCATCTTGCCATCCCCGGGAACTCACGGACGCGCAGGTCCTCCGGCCATTCGGCGGGTTCGCCACCTTTCGGATGTCGCAGGCCCAGGACTGCCGCCATGGCCGTGCCAAGCTGCTTCAGGTAGAAGGGCACACCGGCGTCCCGGCACTGGTGGAGGATCGGCAGTACACAGTGCTCCGGCATCAAGCGCGCCTTGGGGCCGCTCTCACCACCCACGATGACCCATCCGCGATGACCGAGCGCCAGGAAGTCGGGCGGCAGACGGATCGACCCAAGGCATGGTTCCACCGACACCATGATCGTCCAGCCGGTGCCGGCCAAGTGGCGCAGATCGGCCCAACGTGCGTCGAAGCGCTCTTGATTTTCGGCGGAGAAGCCGATGGTCAGGTTCGGGAACACGTCGGGCCAGTACGCGGGGCCATTCATCCAGTCGAACACTTCTCCCCGACCCTGTTCGTACAGGTTTTCGATCCAGCCGCGCCGGATCTCCGTGTTTGCCCAACCCGCCAGGAATTCGGCCATCCGCGCCGAACGTTTCGTGAGGATCTGGAACCGATGCCCACGGGTCCGGCTGGGATCGAGAAAGCCCGCACACTGGCCGATCACCCACCACACTCGTGCCGCCACGACGAACGGCACGTCGGTATGAAACAGGTCGGACATCGAGTTGACAAAGATGCCGCGCGGTCGCCGCCAGCGCAGCGGCATAGCGAAGGTGTCGTCATCCGCGATCCGGATGTCGCCGGTCCACACGGGGCCGCCTTTACTGTCCCGCGTCAATCCGACGTACTTCTTGGCACCCTTGCCGCCCATCCGGACGATCCGGGCGGCATCCTTCATCGCGTAGCAGTTGGTGCAGCCCGGAGAAACCACGGTGCACCCAGCGACCGGGTTCCAGGTCGCCTCCGTCCATTGAATGCCTGTCTTGTCGCCCATGGTTAAGCCTTCCTCGGACCATTGGTTTCGTTGGTCGGAGCGGCGCCGGCAAGGCCCAGAAAGTGCCAGAGGAACCCTCGCAGCCGCGCCTTCTCCGGGTTCTCCCGGTCCCATTCCTGTTGGCGCCGGATCACCCCGTCGATGAACGCCTGTTCGTCGGGAGACAGGGCCATGCTCACCTCCCGGCCGGAGCGGTCGCCCGCTCCAGCGCGTCGTTGACGGCGTCCACCACGTCCCGCGCCGCGACGCCGGCGGTGCGGGCGTGTTCGATGGCGTCGCGGACCAGCGCCAGCGGATCGGCGGTGGCGTCGGCCGGCGCCGGCCGGCCGGTCAGGATGAGGACGGTGGTGGTGAGCAGCCGGGCGAGCTGCCGGCACTCCGCCGGGGCCGGCGGGGTGCCGCCGCGCAGGCGCAGCGCGGCGGTGGAGAGGCCCAGCGTGACGGCCAGCGGGGCTTGTTGCGGCGTCGTCATGCGTGGCCGGCGGCGGGTCCGCCGCCGCCCCCCTTCTCCAACTGCTGGGCCAGGGCGCCCCGCGTCGGCACCAGCAGGTCAAAGGACATCGGCTTGTTCCTCCTCGGAGGGTGCC